ACAACTTAGAGTAGCACGTGAAACAGCCACAGATAAAAGAGTTATTAAAGAAATTGACAAGCGTTTACTACAGTGGATGGACATTGAAGACATTGATCTAGACGACTTTGTACCGCATGTTATGATTAATCCAGCAGACAATGCACAGGTTATTGTTAACACGCAAGAAGAACATCTTGCTTATGTAGCACAGGGTTGGATACACCAAGGAGAGTAATATGGCATATGCCAAGAAAAAGAAGAAGAAGCCTAAGTCTAAGAAGAAGAAATATTAAATGGCTAGGTTCCGCGGTAGTGTATGCAAGCACGGATGTGGTGGACATAGAGCTGGATTTGCATACGCTAGAAGGGGTGGGGGTATAAGAAGCCCTCACTCCAGTAGCTTTAATAAAGGTATGGGTATACAAAAAGGTACATTCAAGCCAAGAGCTGTTAACAAGCGAATTAAGAAACGTAGGACTGCGCCATAACTGCAATGTATTTACGGGCAATTGATAAATAACATTACAATAAGTTTAATGATTAATTTATTGTGTACACAATATTATAAACACACTCTTAAGGAGGCGAGCTTACAATGAGCGATACAACATTGGCAAACGATGCGGCAACTGAAACCCAGGACGTTAAAACTGAAAATCAGGTAGCAACCAAAACTTATACACAGGACGAAGTAGACAATATGATGGGCCGTATGCGCGGATCATTAGAGCGTAAACTTCTAAAACCATACGAAGACTTGGGAGATCCACAAGAACTCCGGGGCTTACGTGATGCAGATGAGAAACGTCGTACTGACGAAGCTTTGAAGCGTGGTGAGTTTGAAAAAACCCTGCAGGAATTGGCTGCCAAAAAGGATGCAGAAATCCATAAACGAGACAACTTGATCAAGGAGTACAAGGTTACTAACCCACTACTTGATTCTGCGGCAAGACATAAAAGCATTAATCCAACACAAGTTAGACAACTTTTGAACGATAGTGTTAGATTGTCAGAAAGCGGAGACGATGTTGAAGTATTGGATGATACAGGTAACGTTCGCTACAATGAATCAGGAAACTTGTTCAGCGTAGATGATTTAGTTAAGGATTTTCTTGACAGTAACCCGCACTTCAAAGTTGCAGGTAACACTACAACTAATACTAAGACAAACGTATCTAACGGTAATGTTTCGTCAAAGTTTAATCTTGGTGACTTGGATTTAACTAATCCAGAGCATCGTAAGATATACAAAGAAGCAAAGTCAAAAGGCTTGCTTTAATATAACGCCAATCTTTAGGAGAATATCATGGCTAACGAATATATGTCAGGTTTTACACTAGACGGTCTAGTAGTACCAACCAAAGCCGCAACAATTTATGCGGCACAAGAACAATCGCTTTTCTTAAGCGGAAACTTAATCCCAATGGTAAATGTACCAGCTGGGTCACAGAGCGCTCAAGTACCTGTACTTGGTGCTGTTACTGGTCAAGCAATTACTGCAGACGCTGGAGCAGATCTTACTGTTAACGCAATTGCAGACAACAGTGTTACTATCCCAGTTAACTTGTATGCGGCTCGTTCCGTTGTACGTGACTTGGGTGGAATTGATCCAAGTGAATTGGGTCGTGTGTTGGGCAACGCAGTTGCAACAGCATTTGACACAGCAGTATTGACAGCTATGGCAACAAGCCTTACAGCATCAACTACTGACTCTGTACCAATGACATCAGATTCAATCTTTGATGCTGTTGCACAGATTCGTGGCGCAGGCGAGATGGGAATGCTTTACGGTATCCTTTCAACTGCTGAAGCTTCAATCTTAATGAAATCACTTTATGCTAATGCTAACATTGGTGGCGGTGACTTCCAAACTGAAGCTTTACGTAATGGATATGTTGGCACCTTTGCTGGTGTACAAATGTTCCAAAGTGCTTTAGTTCCAGCCGCACACAGTGGATTCATCTTTGGTCAGGACGCATGTCGTCTTGCTATGCAAAAGAATGTTGACATTGAAGTTGGCAGACGTCCAGAAGCTGTTGGTAACGATGTTGTTGCTAGTTTGCATGCAGGCGTTGGCGTTGTATCAGCGACACGTGGCATACAGTTAATTAACGTATAATTAAACAGGAGTAACAGTAGATGGCCTTTATTATTGAGAGTGGAAATACACTTAGCTTTGCTGAGTATGATGATGTCTATAACAGAGATCAGCGTTTATTTGAAAATAATGAAGGCTTAACTGATGATATTATAGAAGATATCTTAGTTAGATCAACTGAACGAATCCTTACACAGCTAAGGGCTAGTGAGTGGTGGAAGAGCTATTACTTAGATCGTAGTAGTGTTGGCATTACAAGTAGTGCTGACATTCCATCACTTGACGCTGGTAAGATCAAAGCTAGACTTAATGATTTCACAGATCTTTGCGTCTATACAGCATTAGCAGAGTATATACTACCTAAGGTAGCAGACTTTGGTAATGAGGACAACGCAGAAAGACAGAAGATTGGATATTACAATAACAAGTCAGAATCGTTATTCGGTGAACTTATCACAGCAGGTGATTGGTATGACTTTGACAATGATGGTACTATATCATCAGATGAAAAAGACCCAGGCCAATACAATCTAAAAAGGATTAGGTAATGAGAGAACTGGTACAAGACTACATTAGAGGTTTATCACTGGGGAGCTTTACACTAGTAAATGACTTACCATATGATGATGCAGGAATTCCACTTTACATTAAAAACGTTAAGAGAATTTACGTAGAACCTTTACAAGTAGAAACTACTCCAGTGATACAAACCTTAGGCGGTTTTTCGTTATCCAATGAAACAAATATTATCAGGGTCTACTTTACTGCAGACGCTAAACAAGTTCCGGCGAACTATGACGCATTAGTGAGTTTATTAAAGGCTGCAAAGGACATTACTACAATCGTTGGTGCTTACACCAGAGAATGTGATGTAACTACAGAGTTTGTAAGCGATTTAGTAGTCACAACGTTAGAACTAAGATATGTACAACTAACTTAAAAGGAAACCAACATGGCATACATATACCCAGCACCAGGAGTAGCAGCCGCAATGTCAACACTAAGTCTTAGTGTTAACAGCAATGGCTCAGACTCCGGAACAACTATCCCTGCATTGCAGGACGTGACGGTAAACGCGGCAAATGACGTATTTACTTGGACACAATTAGACTCAGCTTCTAAACTACAAATTGCTACTACAGCAACTAACAGTTTGGGAATGAATCTAGTACTAGAACAAGCAAGTTTCTTTGGCTCAGGAGGCGACACAATTACTGTTGCTGGCTTGGGAATTTGGGGCGCATCTGCGGCAAAGACAAAGGTTGACTTTAGTCTTTACTTAGGTGACACTGATGGCGGCGCAACTGGTAAAACAATAAGTGGCTCAGGCTACATTACTGGTTTATCACCAACTGTATCAGCAGACAGCCCAGTATGGGTATCTCCAATTACTATTACAGTAGATGGCGATTACACCGTAGCTTAAAGCATGTGAAGGCACACGCTAGAACAGGGTTTCTTTTTGGAACCCTGTTTCTCTTTATGTGCTAAATACATTGTAGGAAGATTTATGGATTTATTAGACTCAAAGACAGATGAAGAATTATTAAGAAGCTTACTAGCTGAAACTGCTAAGGCTAAGAACGAAGTGCGTTGTGCACAAGCAGATTTGCAGAAAGCAACCAACAGACTAAACTTTGTTGTAATGCTTGCAAATAGATTGATCAACAGACAACAGGATTAACAGAATGAAATTAGAAACACTCGCAAGCAAACCCCAATTAATTAAAATTATTATAGACGATGAAGATATTGTTTCCAAATATGGCGAAGCAGTTGAATTCCACGTCTATGACCGTCAAGACATGGACACCTTTATGAGTCTTGCGTCAATGAAAGAAGACACTCAATTTGGTGAAATTGCCAAAGTAGTTGCTAAATTAGTACTTGACGAAAAAGGTAACCCAGTGCTTGAAGATGGAGAAATGTTGCCAATGGACTTAACAGTTAAAACTGTTGAAAAGGTGGTAGCACACTTGGGAAACTCAATGACCCAGACTTCAGCAAATTAACACCTGCACTATACGCTTGGTTAACATTAGACTTTGTTGCCAAGCGGTATGGTAAGTTACCAACTGAAGTCCTAAGAGATGGGTCAAGTATAGACGTAAAGATTGCAAACTTTGCACTGCAATATGAGAATTATTTAAGTAAGCCAGAATCAAGCACTAGTGGCAAAGACTTAACTCAGGATCAGCTGAAGGAAATGTTAAATACAGCAAGGGCCGTAAATAATGATAAAAAAGTTAACAAATAGAATTAATCCAAGAATTAATAGAGTGTTAAAGCAACTTGCGGACATACCTAAGAAAGCTCATGTGAAATTCAAAGCATTAACACCACGTAAAACTGGTAATGCTCGTAGAAAAACAGACTTTAATGGTGGCACTGATACTATAAGTGGAAATTACAATTACGCTAATAGATTAAATCAAGGCAGTAGTAAACAAGCCAAAGACGGCATGACAGATCCCACAATTGACTTCATAAGAGACGAAATTAGAAAAACAGCGAGGTAAGGTAATAGCATGGCAACAACAATAGACAGATATAAATTAATAGTTGATACTAAAGGCGCACAAAGCGGCATTAGGGGAATAGCTGGCAGTCTTAAAGGATTAGGTCCTTTAATCGCTGGGGCGTTTAGTGTTGCCGCTGTGTTAAAGATGGGACAGACGATAATTGCTGTTGGCAAGGAATATGAAAAATACAATAACCAACTAAAACTTGTTACTGCTAATGCCGCTGATCTATCCGCAACATTTGATCTAGTACAACAATCAGCAAACCGAAGCGGCGCGGCACTTGGTGAAGCTATTGATCTGTTCTCTAAACTAAAACTTTCCACTGAAGCATTAGGTAAATCAACCAAAAGCGTAGTTAAAGTTGCTGAAACTTTTAGTAAAGCATTGAAACTATCAGGCGCTGACGCAAATACTGCAAATGGTGCTATTAGACAGTTTGGTCAAGCAATGGCATCAGGTACTGTACGTGGTGACGAATTTACAAGTATTGTTGAAGCATTAGGACCAGCACTTGCTATTATGGCCCGTGAAAGCGGAATGACAATTGGATCTTTAAGAAAATTAAGCCAAGAAGGCGGTCTAACTGCTGAAGTCTTTTACAATATGGTTGAAGCAACTAAGTCAATTGATGAAGCTTTTGCAAGCCTAAACTTAACAACTGAACAAATAGAAACTAATTTGGGTAAGACATTTGATGAGGTTATTAAAAAGATTGATGAGGCTGCCGG